AGCATCATCCATGTCTGTAATAGTAAGAATTGCTATGTCTGCATAAAATGTTACTGTGCCACAGATACCCACCTCATTACAAATCTCTTGAATAGTAGGTAAGAAATCACCTAACTCAAAATACTTGTATCCCGCAAACTTATTATGACCAGACTTTTTAAGGTCTGCTGTTTGTAACTTTAATCTTGCTTTCATTAATTTACTGTGTATGCTCATTTTGCTCTCCTTTTGATGTTTTTCCATCATTACTTGATCGTAATGTTGTTGTTGACTCATTTGCTTTCTCCCATTTGTCATTATCTTCTTTAAGTTCTTTTACAAGATCAGCAAGAATAACTGATATATGTTTTAAAGAATGTGCCATAAAAAATATCCCCAAAATATTACTAAAAACCACTTTACCACAAAATAGAACTTTTGTGTAAACTTTTTTTGTAGTCTGTCATTAGTGATAATTCTCATAAATTTATTTAAATTCATGTCTACTCCTAAACTTGAAAACACACTATACGCTTACTTTAATAAATTGTCAACAAGTATTTTAATGGGGGGTATTTATCCGACTTTTATAGTTGTTGACAAGATTTTAATTGAGTGTTATAGTCGCTATTCATTTCAATAAGGAGATTTAAATGAACTTTACAGAGGCTGTAGCACACTTTAATAACTCAAGACGTAAGATGGCATATGCTTTAGATATATCTATTCAAGCTATTCAGTATTGGGCTAAAGACCCAGCAAAAGATATTCCAAAGAAACGTGTAGAACAAATTGAAGAGATTTTAATTAAAAGAAGACAAGCAGAAACTATTCCACAGGGAGAATAATGTGAGAATAAAAAATTGGGATAAGTTTAATTATTACAATGTTTCTAATCCAAAATATCGGAAAGAGATGACATGGTTTAAGATTTATGGTAGGGATATTTTAAATAATTTAGATTGGTTTTCACTATCATCTGACCAAAAAGCAACTATTTTTGAACTATGGTGTTTAGCTAGTCAAGATGAAGGTAATTTACCTAGTGTTGATATTATAGCATTTAGGCTTCGTAAAGATAAAGACTTTATAATCAATGCTTTAGAAACTTTAAAAGATTGGCTCTGCACTTCGTCTGCCCCTAGTCTGCCAGAAGTCTGCCCTTTGTCCGCCCCAGATAAGATAAGAGAAGATAAAATAATATCTATTGTGCGATTTGAAGAGTTTTGGAAAGAGTATCCAGTCAATAGAAAAGTAGGTAAAAAACCTTGTATGGAAAAATGGGGTAGCAAGGGGTTGGATAAAATTGCAGAAAAGATTATTAATCATGTAAAAACTATGAAACAAAGTAAATCATGGAAAGAAGGATTTAACCCAGCACCATTAACATACATTAACCAAGAGAGATGGGAAGATGATAATACACCTAAACGAAATGTATGGGATAACGCATTATGAATTTAGGTGATGCTATGGAGTCACTAACGGTTAGTCAGTCCGTCATTACTGACTACTATCAACAAAAGGAATATGCTTATGCAGAGTTTAAGGTTAAGGATACGTCTGTATTTACTGACGATGTCTTGCGATATTTTAATACTGAAATACATAGTGGGAAAACATTGGGGTTTATTAAAACGGAAGATGGGTTTAGGGTAAGACCAAGTGAGCTGACTGTGTTGACAGGTGTATCAGGTCATGGTAAGTCTATGTGGCTATCACAAGTCATATTGTCTTTAATGACACAAGGAACAAAGTGTTTAGTAAGTTCGTTAGAGATGAGACCTGTGTTGACATTGGCTCGCATGATTACACAGACTTTAGGCTCACCAGAACCGACAGATGAATTCATAACTAAATTTTGTGAACGTGCAAAAGACAAGTTATATATCTACGATCAGACTGGTTCAACATCTAGTGAAGACATGATTGCTACATTGTATTGGGGTAAACACATTTTAGGTGTAGAAGTATTTGTGATTGACTCATTGATGAAAATGTCAGACATCTCTGAAGACAATTACGAGAAGCAAAAGTTGTTTATAGATAGGCTTGCTGTCACTTGCAGAGACTTGGAGATTCATGTATTCTTGGTAGCACATACAAGAAAGATGGCAGACGAATCAGAGATTCCAGATGCTACTCACATATTAGGATCGAGCCATATACGAAACTTATGCGATAACATAATTTGTGTGTGGAGAAACAGAAACAAAGAACGTGATGTAGAAAACAATGAGAAGACGGAAGATGAATTAAAGAAGATACCAGACGCTATGGTGTTTGTTCAGAAGCAACGTAATTATCAGTTTGAGGGTAAGTTTAGTTTTTGGTTTGACCCTAAAGGATTAAAATACAAAGAGTCACCACGATGACAATAAATGATTTTATAAAAGAGTGTAAAAAGTTATTTGGTGATGACATAGTTTATAAAGCAACATCTAATGACGGTGTGACTTTCAAATCTAAAGGATGGAGTGATAAATATGATTCGATTTGTTTTGACGAAATACAATTACGAAAACTTACTAACAAAAATTAAGGCTCTTGATTTAACTAGAAGGTGGCGTGTGAATATTAGTGAGGAAAAAGTTGTGAGGTCACTTGAACAGAATGAAAGATTGTGGTCGCTATATGGGTCAATTGCTAATTACATTGGTGAAGACCCTAGCACAGTTCACGAGTTGTTAGGCTATAAGTTCCTTCGCTATCAAACAGAGATAGCTGGTAATCCTGTAGAGTTAGTTAGGTCAACGACAAAGCTGGATAGCAAACAGATGGCACAGTATCAAGAAGACTGTGAAAGGTGGGCAAGCAGTCTCGGATGGAGTTGGGAATTATGAGACAGCCAATTATTGATGGCATAGTTATATTTTGCATTGTATGGTTTATAGGCGGTGTTGCTAAACTCATTAAGTATTTTTATGAATTATCGTAGCAAGAAATTGTTAGAAGCGGTTCGTGAGTTTCCTTGTGCTATGTGTGGCAGACAAGACGGAACAGTTTGTGCAGGTCATTCTAATCAACAGCGTGATGGTAAAGGCACAGGCATCAAGGCTCATGATTATAGAATCGCTAGTCTTTGTTATCAATGTCATGATATGATAGACAACAACAAAGAGTTAGACAGAGCAGAAAGAATTGAAGCATGGGAGCAGGCTCATCGTAAAACTGTGGGTTGGTTATTTGATAGAGGGGTAATTAAAATTGGGTAAAGGTTCTGGAAGAAGACCATTGTTAATTTCTGAACAAGAAGCAGAAGACAACTGGAATAAAATATTTAAAAAAAATTACGAATACGAATTAAACAAGTCTACAGGTGAAGTAGAAAAACGTTTTATAGATGGCATATCTAAACCTAACGAAAGTCAATTTGATGGCGACAAGCCCAACGCAGTTAAGCCTTAAGAAGTTAAGAGCAGATGGATATTTAGTATCAATTACAGAAAAATTTAATCATTTCTGTAAGATAAGACAAGACATGTGGGGTTGGTGTGATCTCCTTGCTATAAAAGAAGATGAAGTGTTAGCAGTTCAAACTACAAGTTATACAAATATATCTGCAAGAGTTAAAAAAATTGCTGATAGCGATACTATAGGAATAGTAAGAAAAGCTAACATAAAAGTCAACGTGCATGGTTGGCATAAGGTTGGCAGTCGTTGGGAGTGTAAAGTAGTTGATGTATCATAAGGAAAAATATGGAAGCTAAAGTTAGAGAATATAATGTTAAAGGTCGTTTAGTTCATATAGAAAAAATGCGTAATTTAATTTTAGATGCGTTAGGTGATAAATCTTTAACCATTGCAGAGTTATCTGAAGAAATGGGTATGGAACACAGAAAAATCCAATACATTGTATTAAACATGAAAAATTTAGGTATGTTAAATTCAACAGAACGTGAACAACAGGGACAAAAGAAAATATACAGATACTTTAAACCTAAAGTTAATTTATTACAAAACATATTTCACCCTATGCCAGACTTTAGCGACAGGATCAAAGGTATTTATATCCATACAGAAGAGGAAGCTAATGCACATAGATAGGCTTAAACA